CGTTGACCACGCCTTACAAGACCGCGGCCCCGATCTTGTCCCGCGCGCGGGCATTCGCCCGCGACTGGGCCGAGAAGTTCTTGGACCCGGTTCTTCCGATCGTACCTTTGGGTACTTCGGCGTCCTCGTGTTTCGAATTTACTCGTGCCCAGGGAGGCCTCTCGTCGAAAATCTTCGAGCTACGCTCGGAGCTTGACGGCGACATGGGCTTCCGCTGGATAAGTAGGGGCTTGCGGCAGGTGCACCCTGAGCTTTCTTCCGACTTGGAGGCGGGCGGTTATGACGACATTGCTGTGTCGCTGGCCGCCCTCAACCTCATGTGGGAAGACCACCGAGCGGCCAGGATCCCTCCGGCAGTGGCTATGCCAGTGCCTGAGAGGGGCTGGAAGACTCGTGTGGTCACGAAGTCGCAAGGTCCTTCGGTTGCCCTTGGGCAGTTCCTTAGACCTTGGCTTCTTCGTGGGCTCAAGCGTGATGGACGCTCGTCCACAGTGCTGTCGGGAGACTCCCGCAAGGCGGTGGAGAGGGCGTTCGGCGGCCGAGTTAGGTCGAAGGGCTACAAAGTAGTCTCTTCGGACCTAACCGCAGCCTCCGATCTCCTCCCGCACGACCTTGTTGAGAGTCTCGTCGACGGCATTCTGGACTCGCGGCCGCTACCCGACTGGGCGCGTGCTACGTTCAAGGCTCTTACGGGCCCTATGCGTATCATGTACCCTTGGGGTGAGATAGTCACAACTGAGAGGGGGATCCTTATGGGCCTCCCTCTCACTTGGTGCCTACTCTCTCTGACCCAGTTGTTCTGGGTCGAAGAAGCGGCTCGTTCCGTCACGGGTTTCCAGATTCGCCACGTGAGAGAGCGCACTGCGATCTGCGGTGACGACTTGGTCGGCCATTGGCCGGTCAAGGCGATCGACGCGTATCATACAGCTGCGCTCGCATGTGGAGCGAAATTCTCAGCCGGCAAGCACTTTGTCTCTGACAGGGCGCTTGTCTTCACTGAGGATTGCGCTTGGCTCGTCCACGCTCGCCAGCGTGAACCACGTAATCCGGAACCGCGCACTCTCCTGATGTCTGACTTCTTGCCACCTTCCTGGCGAGGACCCTCCCCGCGGGTTAGTTCCCGCTGGGTGGTGGGCATCCGTTGGTCCGAGTCCATCCCTCTTCGGGGTTTGGTTCGGCCTACACGGTTGCCAGGCGACAAGCAGATCGTGCCCTATTGGGCGGCGATCGGTCCGGCATCAGAAGCCATCTCTGGGGGGTCCCTGTCTCGCTTCCGGCGAGTACGTCGCGTCGTAGCGTGTCTGCACCCAACTCTCTGGAGTTGGGGGCGTAAACACGGTTTCTTCGTTGACGTACCCCGCCGATTCGGCGGCCTGGGACTCCCGCGAAGGAAGGGGAACCCCTCAAAGGTCGGTCGTCAACCGTTGTTGGTCCGCAAAGCCCTAGCTACCTACCTCTACGGGCAGGCAGCTTCGGACTATGACGAGCCTTCGGCGGCGTGGAACCTCCTCAAGTCCGGCTATTGGCCGCTCGCGCAAGCGAACGTCGAAGCCAGGTTCTTGGGGTTGTACCACGGTAGCGACCGACCTCACACATTGGTGCGCCGAGGCCGCGTCCCTTTCCATGGGAAGGGGGTCAACCTCGGCCCGGTCTGGGAGGCATTCAGGGAACGGACTCTCGTGGCAACACGACAGCTCGAACTTTGGTGCGGACCAGTTGCGCTTCCCGCGGCGGTCTTCTCGCCTTTCGACATTAGCCGAGAGGTGAAGAAGTCCTTCCGCAGGAGGGCCGATATGTGGAGGAGTTCTCGAGGAGTACATATGGGGACACCCTGGCAGAAGCTCGACAAGCGCCGTGAGGCGATTGCGGAGTCCTGCTACTGGTGGGCTCATCCGAAGACGTCTCGCGACGGTCTTTGCATGAAGTCAGTCCCCAAATCGGTCAATCGCGACATCGCTGTCGCAACTGGGTGGAGCAAGCAAGCTCGATCCACACCGAGGGTCCCCTCTTAACAGAGGC